GATCCAGGTCCGCATACCAGTAGCCCGCCTCATCGCGGTACTGCAGGAGCGGCACATTGAAGTACTCGTCAGAGCACAGCGACGAGGTATTCACCCAGTCGGTGGGCTTGCTGAACGCGTACCGGTATCCGAAGCTCGGCGTGACGGAGGTGTCGTAGTCGAGACGCACCGCCCGCATGGCGAACTTCCACTGCGCCTGCTCGAGGCAGAAGCGGACCCCCCCGTCGTTCCATACTTCGTCCAGAAGGCGCCGGGCTTCCTCGGAGACCGTGAGCGATGCGAGCGACCGATGGCCGCACAGCATCAGCGCCCCGTTGTAGATCAGGAGCCGGCTGGTGGCCACCTATGCGATTCCTAGCCGAGCGGCACTAGGCCGCCACCTTGAGCGCGGCGATGTTCTCCGCGAGCCATTTCTCTGCGCCATCGCGGGTCATTTCGTCTTCGTGGAGAACGGCCTTGTCGGACTTGCGCACCACGCTCCAGCCCTTCGGGCCGCGGTGGCGGATGTCGTAAAGAGCGATCGCCGCGCCGGCCCCCGCCTGATCGGCGGTCACTCCCTTGTCCAAACGGACCGGGTCGATGATGAACTTCGCCTTCGCCCACGTGCGCGCGCAGTCGACCACCACGAGCTCGCAGAACCACGAGCCGTCTTCGGCCCAAACTTCGATTCGGTCGCGAACACGCAGGCGCGTTCCGACGTGCGCCCAGTAGGCGGGCACCAGAAGATCGTCCGGATTGGTCTTGCTCGCCACGGTGATGAACCAGGCGTTGCGGGCTTGCGACGCCTCCTGAAAGCGAGACCCCGTGAGCACTTCGAACTTGCGTTCCTTCGCGGCTTCCTCGGCCATGTGCTGCCTCCTCGTCGAGTTGAAGAAAAACGGGCGAGAGTCCCGAGAGACTCCCGCCCGTGCGCTGCCTTAGTTGAACGTCGAGGTGATCGTGCCGCCCGTGGAGAGGTTCGCGCCGGCCGTCGAGACCGAAGCGAACACGCCCATGTACGTCACGATGCTCGAGCCAGCAGTCGTCCACTGGTAGCCGAGGAGGATGTCGCCCGGCTTGATGCCGAGATCCTTGGCGTCCGTGAAGAAGTTGCTGTCTTGGACCTGAGTGGAGCCGTGCGACGAGATGTACAGCCACACGCCGCCGCCTTGCTCGCGATAGGTGTTGAAGCCGTTCGCCGTCGACAGGTTGGTGGTCCCCGCCATACCCGAGAAGCTCGGGATCAGGCAGCGGGGCGGGTTCGCGACCGAAGAAGCCGCAGTGCTGGACTGGTATGCCATGGTCAGGTCTCCTTATGCGTAGGCCGAGCCGTCGGCGGTGATCACCACGACGCCGGTGTTCTGCAGGAGAGCCGAGCCCATCTTCAGGGAGCAGCGCGCCCAGGAGTAGCCTTGCTCTTCGTTGTAGCCCACCGGGGTCTCGATGCCGGCGACGTCCGCCGCATGCCCCACCGCGCTCTTGTGGTACAGGAACGAGATCTCCGAGCTCGTGCCCACGCCGGGGACGTTCGGATGCTCGATGATCAGCGTGTTTCTCCAGCGGTACGCCATCGGCTTGTCGCGCCAGGACGGGTCCTGACCGGCGTACGGCCGCATGTCGACGTACTGCGCGTTGGAGAACTCGGTCGTCTGCTCGAGGTACGCGAGGAACGCCGGAGCGCAACACAACGTGATGTTCGAGTCCCACGGGACTTCCGCGTTCGAGAGCTTCACGCGGGCGTTCTGGAACAGCGACACCGACGGCAGCGTGGCGGAGGAGCCGATCGTCACCGTGCCGGTGTTCAGCGTGGTGAGAATCTCGCTGTCGATCTTGCGGTTGATGACCGCCATCGTCGTCATCTGCATGATCTCGCGCTGGTTGCCCTGCGAGGCGAAGACGTTGAAGTCGGTCTTGCGCACCAGGTCGTGCCATTCGCGCAGCGTGGCGCTCGTCTGGTCGAGATCGTCGGCGCGCGCCGAGATGAGCCCGTTGACGCCGCGGTTTTGCGCGGAGGCGTTGTTCGATCCGGCGACGAGGAAGACTGCGGTATTGCCCTTGATGACGGCTTCGGTCGTCACCGTGTCGCGCAGAAGGCTCTGCTTCTGCTCGAAGGCAGAGATGAACTCCTGCCGGTACTGGGTCTGAAATGCGGTATCGGCCATGTGGGCCTCTCCTTACGAAAGGTTGTACGAACCGTTCGCGTGGGGTGACCGTCATGCCGACGCCGGGGTGACCCTTGCGGGGGCCGGCGCAACCCTGTCCGGGGCCGCGCTACCTGGTGCCAACTACATGCGTGGCGCGCTCGTACTGCAGCGGGTTACCGCGCAGCACGGAACTTAAATGCGAAGTGAGAGAGCGGCGAAATGAAAAGGGTGAACTAGGTTCACCCTTTTCTGGAATCCAGTCCTACTTCCGCGCCTTGAGCTGATCGCGCGCTGCGTAGAGGTCGCGCAGCCGCGCCTGCTTGGCGGTGTCCTTGTTGTACTCAGCGCGGTTGGTGCGCATCAGCGTCTCGATGGACTTGATCTCATCGTCGATGGCGCTCGCTTGGTTCGTCCCAGTGACGCCCGGGACTAGACTCCCGACCGGGTTGAGCTGCCGCGCAAGCGATGCGAGCCACTGCATGCCGGCCACCGAGCTGCCGATGGGCGTGCCGTCCGCCAGCCGGCCGGTCATGAACAAGTCCTTGAAGCCCGCCGGTGCCAGGTCGAGGAGTGCGTGGACGCTGTTGAAGTTCGCACGGTAGTCGCCGCCCCACTCCTTACGCAGCACGTCGGCAGCCTCTTCTGTGGCCTTCTGGTCGGCCACCTGCCGCGCTTCGGCCTGACGCTCCATCTCGTCGTAGTACCACTCGACCGCGGCACTGGCCTGCTCGCTATTGATGTTCTTCGCGTGCGCCGCAGCAAGGAAGCCGTCGATGATCGGCTTGTCCTCCTCACCGATCACGAGCCCATTCTTCAGCTTGAGCTCGTACTTCGACGGTTCCTCCGGAATGCCGTTCTCCGCGCGCCAGGCCTTGAGCTGCTCGGGCGTGGCGTCCTTCGGCAGTGCCGTCTTGAGCTGCCCGCTGGCGATCTTGTCCTGCGCCGCGATGAGTGCCTGTGCGACGTCCTTGACGCTGGCGTAGCGCTCGAGGCGCTTTTGGATTTTCTCGTCGGCTCCCGCGATCTGCTGGCGCCAGTCGTTCGGCCATGTGCCGGCTACCCCGCCAGTGGAGCCAGTGGTGGAGGAGAACGACGCCGAGGCGGTAGAGCCTGCGGTAGTCGTGACGGTTCCGGTCGACGCCGCCGCGCCGCCGGTGCTCGCGGAGCTTGCACCCGTGCTGCTGACGGTTACCCCGCCCGACGATCCTGCGGTTACGCTCGTGACATCTGGCTCCATACTCCCTCCTCTTATTCTTTCGGTTCGTGCGGGTCGGCCCGCGGGTCTTTCCTCGGCAATACCGCCGTGTTCAACTTCAAGAGCTTCACGAGCTGCAGGCCAACGAAGCGCCTGCCCTCCGCGAAATCCGTGTCCCTACGTCCATCCTCTCCGAACGGCCGGTAGGAGAGGTCGTATGTCCCAGCCAGCCGCTCGATGACGAAAGACAGCGCGCGTTTCTGCTGGTCCATGGTGGCGTTCCCCGCGAGCAGCGCCTGCACCGCGGACACGTCAGCCAACTCGTATTCCGGCGGCACCCATGGGGCGCTAGCGAGAAGTGCGTCCCTCGTAGGCTTGCGAGGTGTCCTCGGCGCCTTGCGTTCCGGTACAGAGGATGGCTTCTCCATCAAGCGGCGGCGGCCATGTCCTTATTCGCGGCCCCGAGGTTCGCAGCTACTTCCGAACCCGTGACCATCGCCTCGAGTAGCGCCTGCGATTCATCCGCAGCCTGCTTCTCGGCCCGCATGTCTCGAATGGTGGACTCGCTGTGCAGCCACTTCGCCGGCACCTGGATACCGGCCAGGGCATCGCGGAAGGCGTCGATTACGTTCGGCACGGCCGCAGCGTTCGGGTCCATGGCGATGGCTTCAGCCGTCAACTGCTTCATCTCGAGGAACTTCTGCCCCTTCGTCTGCTCGATGGCGTCGTGCAGCGGGGACTTGAAGCGGAACTGGACGTCAGCTCCCCGGAGACTCTTTGGCATGTCGAAGGGCGAGCCGAATGCGCCGAAGCGCATCAGGATGTCGAAGGTGCCCTCACAGGTCCGACCGTTACGCTCCATTTCCATCGGCTCGAAAATCGGCAGGGCGTTGCGGATGTAGTCCTGCACGATCTGCCCCGCCTGGTAGGCGGTCATCTGCGGGTCGGTTGCAGGGTTGAACGGCCTGATCTTGTTGAGGAAGAAGGCGTCGCGGATAAGTGCACGGGTATCCCTTTGCATGTCGATGCCCAAGGGCATCCCGCCCGCATCGATGTTCATGGGACGCAGGGCCTCGCCGAGTTTCTCGTCGTAGTCCTTATCGGCCCACGTGATCCCGCCTGCGTACACCGCCACATCACCCCGAAGAACATCGGACTGCGCGATCATGGGCGGGTTGACGATCTTCTCGCCAGCCTCAAGCAGCGTGTACGTCATGGCTTGGATGAGGCGCGCATCAGGCAGGGCGGCGACTGTGGCCGGGCTGTAGGCGTACTGCGAGCCAGAGACGGTCTGCCACCGGGCAACGTCGTACTCGAAGTTCCACGTCGCCACCGACTCGATCTGGTGGTCGTTGTCGCAGTCGTAGTAAAGGGACCAGTAAGGCAGGCCCTTCGCGTTGTCGTCCATCATCTCGGCGAAGCAGACGATGTGGTAGCACTGGAACTCGTCGAAGACCTTGTTCTGGCGCAGCCGCTCCTTCACCTTGGCGTGCAGCGCCTCCTCACCGAAGATACGGCGCAGATCCCATGCCGTCGGCTTCCACTTGCGCACGAAGAAACAGATTTCCCCCTCCTCGTTCTCCATCCAGGCGCAGTCGCGCAAGTGCCAGCAGCGATAGAGGAGAGCGTCCTTGTTCTTGTTTAGCCGACGCGAGGTCACGCATTGACCGAAGGTGGCGAAGTCGTGGTCCGCTTCCTTCATGGCCCGCGTGAACTGCGACGCCCGGTCGTACATCGCCCGGCGCTGCACCCCCGCAGCCCATTCGAGCCAGCGCTTCGCATCGTTGTCCTCCAGGCGCGCGTCGATCAGTGCCATGAAGAACCAGTCGGCGGCGGTTGGGCGCAGCATCTGCCCAGACTGATCGCCGAGCTCCCGCCGGCATTGAAGCGGGTAGGAGGTCATCAGATTGCCGGCGAAATCAGTTCCCAGCGCACGGCGCGTGGTGAAGTCGGCGCGCTCCGGGTACATGTGCTCGGCGATCTCCTGCCAGAGCAGCAAG